GCCCAGGTGAGCCTATGCCACGCCAGAGAACGGCCATTTAAATTAGCCGCTGACGATATTGAGATTGAGAGATTGAACGCCGCTTGTTGTCGCGTCTGGTTGTGTCACAAGCCAAAGTGCCGAATCCTGAAACACCGTTGGAGCGCCACCGACATCCCATGAATGAATATCGGACCCATTCGCAACACGCACATCAAACTCATCAAGTCGACGTGCCACAATCACATTGACTGTTCCCGTGGTTGCGACAATGCCGCCAACGGTTACGCTTTCAATTTTCTGCAACGACTTGTCACCCGCCTGCAACGGCATTGGAATGACGCGGCGCGTTGTGAAGCCTGAGAGAGAAGCCGTCGCACCCGTGGTACGAGCGGCGGTTCCGAGTTCATTGGTATAATTGACCGATACCGTTGTTGCAGTGGCAGACACCGCCGCATTGATTTCGAGCAGGATTTCGAGATCAGGCGTAAAGGCACCTCCCGGCAACCGTCCGGTATAAGCAGGCTGGGTTACGAGTGTGGTTGTAGCCAACGACAGCAATGAAATACTGCCAACATGAAAAATACGGTCGTAGAGAATGGCCCGTCCGGCAACGCTTGAATAAAACTTTGCGCTTGCCAAATAGCCGGTGGCGCCACCCGCAAAATCAGGAATAGAGGGGAACCCGGCGACGGCGTCGGTCGGGACCAAGCCGTTAGCGGTATTGCCAACTGCCAGTGTGCCAGCGCCAGGCGTGCCCGCTACATCAAGAGTGCTGAATGGCGTTGCAGCAACGCTCACCACCGAACCCGTTTTTGTTATCAGGCTGACCCGGCGTTGCGCCGCAAACCAGTCATTCGCGGTTAAGATTGCCATCTATTACACTGCCAGTGAATAAGTCACGTTGAGCGTGTCACCGTTCTGCACGGCGCGCGATCCAGCAGAGAAGTCACCCGCAGAAAGCAATACACCTGTGGTGTCATCTTTGGTTGCAGAGCCACCATTGTTTATGAAACAACCACCTACAGTGCCGGTTGAGGTGATAGCAAAAGACACTGCGGCCGATGTTGCCTTTGAACCAGCCGCAGCTGCGGCAAAAGTTGGGGAAGGCCGGTTGCCGGTATAGGTAGGAGCGTTGGCGAGGCCCTGCTCAGTCCAAGAGGCGTGCGAGGCCTGCGTATCACCGACGACAGCCACACCCACGCCTTTCAATCCCATGCGGATAGTCTGCGTGTAAGCAGCGCCCGCCAGATACTTGTCAAGAATATCGTTCTTGCCAACAGTGGTGACAATATTGTGGATGACATCCGTCCATTTCACAACGCCATCAGATCCAATGCACTCGACATGGTAAGTGCCATCAGCAACAAGCGTGTCAATAACAGCAGGGCTCATGACCATGCCTGCGCTGGCACTAACATTTGATTGGAGTTCGTCCTTCATTTCAATGTATCCTTTTTGGCAATAAGATTTGATTTCTTGTTTTCCGGCGCACCCTGTTCGACGATTTCGACAAGCCCGCGCTTGGCCTTGTCAGCCGCAGCGTCATCGTGCTCTTCATACTCATCACCGTCATGGTGCATACCGTGTGAACTGACGTGGGCCATCAAGGCCTTCACTCGTTTCATTCATTGTCTCCAAATGAAAAGGGCGGCCCGAAAGCCGCCCTCTGTTGTTGATGGTATGTGGATTATGCCACCGCAGTTGTGAAACCGTAGGCAAAGGCATCAGGCACTTGCACGGTAAGCGCAATTCGCTCTTCCGCGCGGATCGTGACCATGTTCTTTTCGAAGTTGTCCTTGTTCTCGGTTGATATCATGACATTCAAGGTTTCACGGTCCCAGATGCGAGCGCCGGTGCCGAAGCTGCCAACGAGGAAGCGACCGACTGGAACATCGAAACTCTCACGTACACGCAAGCCCCACAGACGAGGCTCGGTGCCGCTTGTAAACGCGCTGAACAAATATGCGCCCTGGGTATCCTTGAGCATTTCAATCTTTGCCCAATCTTCAGGATTCATGACAACCGCATCGGCTGGATAGAAACGCTTTGCAGCGCGGAGCTTGCCCCAACGAATGAGATCAACTGCAGTAATCGCTGACACGCCACCGACTGGAACCGGAATTCCGTTCGATGCGTTTGCCGCAGACTGTGCCATCAGCGTTGCCTGTGGCAGGAATCCACTGAGGTTTGGCGCAACGCCATCGCCAAGCAACAGTTGCTGGTTTTCAGTTTCCAGAACGCCACGGCGCATTTCCTGATCAAGAATGGACTGGAATGCCGGCGAATCATCCATCAGCTGTTTGGACTGGTAGATGATATGTGCGATGGTCTGCACCGGAGAATTTTGTAACGTCGGAACCGTGATATTGCTTTCCGGCTTCAACGCACCTTCGGCAACCGTTGCCGCGCTCATTGCCGCGCGGGTCCACTTGTACCATGCAATCGAATTGCTCGAAGTTGGTGAAGATGGGATAAGATCACGCATGGAAAGTGGCTGACGCGGCACAGTCACCATGTCAATCATCTGAGGCGAGAGGCCCCAACCTTGCGCAGGCACCGGAATGTTGATGCTGGAGGTCAGCAATGTGGCCTTGGTATTCAGTTCAAAACTGATCGTGCCGCCGCCCTTCTTGACCATGGCCTTGAAGTCATCGCTTTCAACGATTCGGGCGCCATTGGACTTGTGACTTTCGTCACCACCACCACGACGGGTCAGCTTTTTGTCAATGTCATCGGCGAGTTCCGAAAGTTTCTTGACTTCATCGGTCAGTCCCGTGAGGCGGTTTGTGAGATCGCTCACATCTTCCTTCGCGGCTGACTTTTTCTTGATTTCGTCAATGACCTGCGCTTGGTCTTCGGTTTTCTTATTCAGTTTTTCGTAGTGCTCCTTGAACTCGACAGATACTTTCTTGGCAAGTTCTTCAGCTTCATGTGCATCGAATGGCATGGTGATTATCCTTCTTTCATGCTCTTGAGTTGATCAAGGATGGTTTGCAGCATCCTTGCCTGAGCACTCTCACCAGCGTCCTGCTTGGTCCGTAGTGCCGTAACGCCGCCCTTCATAAGAAGGCGGGCCATTGATCGCGTAAACCCAGCGTCCTGCGTGAGCTTTCGTTCAATTTCTCGGTCTGTCATGTCTGCGGCCTTGACCGCATCGACAAACGAATCCTGGTTCATCGGGAAATTCACGATTGAAACTTCCCATAGTTCGGCCTTGAGAATGTGCCGAACGCCATCTTTCAATTCTTTTTCAAGCGTCTTGAAACCGACCGAAAGACCATCAATTGTTTTTGCCTTGAGGGCTTCGAAAACATCCCGCGCCCGAGGGATTGAAAGGGTCAGAGCCCCTTCCAGATAAAGGCCTTTGTTATCCTCTTTTACCGTCGCACCGCCAATTGGCGGCTCATCAGGATTGTGAGACCAGAGCAGCGGAAATTTCTTTCCCTCGATGCCGCCTGAAAACGCGCCCTTGTGCACAATATCATTGCCAAGGTCTTTCACGCCAAACACATTTGCATATCCGGAAACAATCCCGGTTTCGCTTGTGGCTTCAATGATGATCGGCGCTCGTTTGAATTCAAGCATTTGTATTTGCTCCACCCGCATCAGGCGGGACTATTTTTGCAGTTGGAATTGGCTCGGGAGGAAGGTCATAAACAGGATCATCAATCGGATTGAGGTTTTCGCGCTCACGAACTTCATTCTTCGACATATAAGACGTATTGGCACCGCCAGCACCGAGTGCTTTTTGATAGAAGTCCGCACGATCGGCAGCCGCGCCGCGCAACAAGCCTTCACGGATAAATCGAGGGTAGACATTTTCATTTTCGCCACTGTAACCTATGATGGATTTTTTTATTTCTTGCTCAAACCTTTCCATCCAGGGATCAAGACTGTGAACCACATGGGCAAGAAAAAATTGTTCCGCGCTGGCATAAGTCGCAGTTTTATCGGCTTGCATCATCATTTGCGGGAACACCCGCAAGAACCGCGCAACCTCTTCAATTTGGAACCGGCGCGTTTCGATCAGTTGAGAATCGACAGCACTCATTGTCATCGGCTGGTATTCCCAACCGCCGTCTGCAACTGCGACACCGCCTTCACCGTCTGGGCCGAATTTTTCGTTCCAAGAATCCTTCAGGCGCTTAACAATGTCAGTGGTCGTTGTAACCTTTGTGCTTAGAACTCCACTTGGACGCTGGCCGTTTGTCGCAAATTTTGCCTGCCCTCTTTCAAGCGAAACCGACAAGCCGACAGCTTCACCCGCGATTGCGAGGGCAGACATGCCTGAAAAACCATCCCAAGAAGGCCCTTTGATATGTAAAATATCACGCGGCGACATTACTTCCGTAGCATATTTCCCACTGTTCCAATGGTACTCAAGCCGTTTGTCCTGCGTGCTCCAACGCACATTCATCGAATCCGGGCTGATTGGTATCAGCTCGCGGATGGTTCCGGCCTTCGGGCCTGTTTTTCTGCGATCAATGAAGGCATATCCATTCCCTGCAATCAGGGCATGGGTCATCAATGTTTCGCGGAAGGTGAACGATGTCTGAAAATCATTCGGCTGTTCCGCCAGCAACCTATACGCACTATGCTCCCTTGCCGGAACACGCATCGCACGTTTATTTGTGTTTTCCTCTTTGAACAGTTTCAAAGGAACCTGGGCGATACCCTGTGACAATACAGCCACGCCGCAGTTGATGGCGCTGCATGTAAACAGCATTTCTCGCGTAATCGGAATACCTGTCTTCGACCTTGCAAAGACCGGCTCAACTTCAAAGTTTTTATTATTGGATGCACCAGGCCCAGAGCGTGGCCAAGACCACGGCCATGACCAGCTTGAGAGCGAGAAGACAGTCATTTTAAAGGACTACCATCCCCTCTGACATCATGTAGCTGGCGAGAGGCGCCGCTTTGTAATCTTCAGCCGCCACCGATGCACACATGGCAAGAGCAACCATACCGTCAATGCGCCCATGCGATTTTACCTTGTCCAACTTGCGATTCCCTGCGGGGTCTGTCTTGACGGTGGCATTGGCTGCACACATAGTCAGGACTGGATGATTTCCATGAGCGATCCTTTTTTCAAGGATCATCGATTCAAGTGTCATCAGCGCAGGCGACATCGATTGAAACCCCTGCCCAAATTCCACGAATATTGCATTGTCACCTTCGACGTTTTCATCACTGAACCCGGCCTTCACGAGCCAGGGCTTCAAGTGCCGAAAATTCCAGCGGTCAAAAGCTATTTTCTTGAACGGGTGATCGACGTGCATTTGATAAAGACGCGCCGCAACCCACTCATAATTAACCGTGGGGCCTGGCGTCGTTTCCAGAAACCCTTCTTCTTTCCAGACATCATAAGGCACCCGGTCAAGCCGCGATTTCTCGCGCAAATTATCGCCGGGCAACCAGAAATTTGACTTCACATTCCAGACGCCATCACAATGCGCCATCCTGATCATCGCAGTTAGATCAGCGACTTCCGAAAGATCAAGAGCGCCGTAGACATCAAGACCGTCAAAGTCATCAACCGTATTGCCACCGCAGGCCTGCCAAACGGTGCGAGATACAAACGGGCTGTTTGCGTCAACGCGCCGGTTGCAAATCAGGTTTTCATAAGACGCTTGCTTTGAAGGCATTCGCTTGGCTTCATTGGCCATCCGAAGGACTTCGTCTTTGTTCATGAAGAAATCGAACGCCGGGTTCGAAGCCCTGATCGCTTCTTCACTGAAAATATCAACTCCATCCGGTGTCGAATAGAGATGAACCACGATGCGCGGGTCGCCAGACTTAAGAGCGTCATCAATCAAGATCGAAAGCAAATCGCCATCAGTAGGCGCCTGCGTGGAGATAATAAAACTGATCGGGCTTTGTTGTGCCGCCGTTGCCGTTTCAATCGCGTCGTAAAGCTCTGAAACCGGCCCCTTGACCTGGCCTAATTCGTCATGAATGGAAACGGCCGGCGACAGTCCATAGGCCGTTGAGGCTTCGGCGGAAAGGGCGCGGTACAGCGTTCCCAACTGTTGGCAGGCAAGCTCTTTTTTCGTGTCACGTATCGTGACGAATGGCGACAAGGTAGGCGACATTCTGATCATTTTGGCGCAAAGGCTAAACACCAACGCCGCCTGATCGCGCGATTGTGCCGCCGATACCAGTTGCGAATTGGCTTGTGCTTCTGGTCCAACCGTATGCAGCGCATCAATGGCCGCAATCAGAGAGGTCTTGCCGTTCTTTCTCCCCATCGAGAGAATTGCAAGCCGTGTGCTTGCCGGATTGTCATAGACATCTTGCAGAAATTTCTTTTGAAACGGCGCTAATTTGATCGGCTTGCCGACCAACTTGCCCTCTGGAACCCGAAGGTTAGTTTCAATCCACTTGATATTTCTAGCCGACCTGGTTTCAACCGGCTTAGGCTTCCCAAGGCTTTTTCGAGGTGAACGCATCGAGCTTGAGTTTTTTGTCATACAGCGACTGTTGCGTAAGCCTCATTCTTGTGGCCAGCGATGAAATTGCGCGGCCTTCACGCTCTTGAGCGCCAAGCAACTTGTCATATTTTGCAATTTCCAGATCAGGCCCGGCCTGCATCAGGCCTTCAATCAAAGACGCAATCCTGTTGCTTTCGTTGACGTGGCGGCAATACTGGGAAAGCAAATCATAATTCTTTGGTGTCCACCAATCGGCGGGCAAATCCTCAACCACCCTGCGCCAAATATGGGCTTGCGCATCGGTCAACTCATAGGGCGCATCTGGCCTCGTAACGATGTCTATCGGACGGGCGATAGTGAGTGAAGCGAGAGACTGCCTACCTCTTTTTGCCACTTTTTTTCCTGTTCTAGATCAATCTATCGGGTTTCTCCGGCGTGGCATTTGCAATATGGGACTAAATAC